TGGAGTTGGGTCTGGGAGGTTTAGGTGTTTCCAGACTAAGTACATGAAGTTCCTGAAATCCTTGAGTTGCTCAGGGACTTCCAAGTTTATCTCCTATACGTCTTCCTTGTAGAACATCTTGACCATTTGAGCACATGTGTCTGATCTGACAATATCCTCTAGGTCGAATTGGGTGATGTTAACCCCATCGGGTTTGTAACGCTTCACCATGTCTACAAATTTAATAAGTCCTGATCTTTCTTTCAGATCAGTTTGGCGTGGGTCTCCCATGAGAACGAGTACTGACCCCTCGCCTATTCGTGTAGTAATTGCTTTTATTTCCTCAATAGTTAGCTGCTGTGCTTCATCAATCAGTATCATTGCATAGTCGAATGAGCGACCACGTATGGTCTCAATCGCTACCTTTTCGATACGTTCTTTGCGAACACAGTAGTCGAAGAAAGTGGTACCTAGGGTCTGCCGTAGCACATCCGTCATCGGTAACATCCAAGGTTCTAGTTTCTCATCAAGAGTACCCGGTACAGCACCTAGGGATTTACCCGTAGATACGTTGGCTCTACCTAGAACGATCTTATTAATTACTCCCCGTGTAAGCCATGACGCAGCCTTAATGCAGCAAGTATAGGTCTTACCTGTACCTGCCGCACCAAGGACTACTAAAAGATTGTTATGATCTAAATCATGGAAGAGTTCAGACTGTACCTGAGTCTTCGGGGCAAAATTGATTTGAGGTTTCTGATCGACCTCTTTATTTCTTTTTGACATTTACTGTAGTGAATCCTGAATATCAAATGGCAGTGACTCCAATAGGTTACCCATGGGTGACTCTGCAGTTATGACATCCAGTGTAGCGTTGTTGTCTTTCAAAAACTTTACAGCAACGCTTAGCTCGGAAGCAGTAGCTTCTCCGCTTGCGACCTTAGCGAGAAGGTCTAGTACTACAGCCTCATGCAGTTTCTCTAAAAGAGTCTCTGACGTTTTCATATTACACCTGTTGTGGGGTAAGTCTGCTAACGATCTTAAGCGGTGACTCAACAGCCTTGCTCACTTTGGGAGCTGAGGCGATACGTAAGTCTTCAATGTGCTTAAGAGGTTTTGCAACCTTAGGCTGAGTTTTTTTTGGCTCATTAGCGAATGAGCTTTTCCATAAGTTACCTTCAATCTTGTAGCGTCTCTGCAATTCAGGCATTGAATTCCAGTTTGACAGGTTTTCACCTGCAGCTTCAAAGTCACGAGCACGTAATTGCTTTACGAAGTTTGTGTCTTTACCACTTCTATTCTTGAAGATACCTGTGCCATTGTTGAAATAACGGCTAGCAGCAGCATGCTGTGCTCCCTCTGGGAGTTCGCTAGCTTTGTAGCCTACGTATTTCTCAAAGTCTTTGTTGAAGCTTTGCCAGTACTTGCTAACTACTTTAGAGTTAAGGTCTAGCTCTTCTTCCTTTGAGATTTGTAATGGATTGTTAGCTACGAAATCCGCAGCTTGTTGTTTCTTTAGTCCTAGGTAGGGAGTGAAACGAGCAATCATAGCTTCGCTCAACCCCATAGACCGTAGAGATTCCACTGACTGCTGACCCAAATCCAAACCCTTACCAATGGTTACACCTGAGTGTCCAATGATCTGTTTCTGGTTATTGTAGGGTAAGTAGCCTTGTCGTTTAGAACCCTCCAACTCCATGATTAGTTTGATAAAATCACCTGAAGGGGGCTTCGGTGGGATACGTGCAGTAATAAGGCTCATTATTTCTTCCAGTTAGCTAAAGTTTTAATACCAAAGCTTGCTGCAATGGCTGCGCCTAAGAAGGCTTTGTAATATTCGGGCATAGTGTCGAGCACTACGAACCCTTGTTGAATGTATGGTACTAGGTCGGGAATGAAGGCACCAATCATTGGTATCGACAAAACGATAACGAACCACTCGTCTTTCCAAGAAGTCTGAGAACCCTGTGCTTGTAGGGCTTCCCAGTTCTCGGTAGACGAGATGGCTCGTATCTTAGCTTCCTGCTTTGCTTTGCCTTCCTCGGCTTTACCTTTAATCCACTCCGTAGCTAGACCACCAAGCATGGTGACTAGTTGAAGCATGTTATAATCCTAATAATTTAATTGCGTTTCCGAGACCTACTGAGTCTGCAAAGAATAAAGCTAACGCACCTGCCGCAAACCATTTGATTTGAGAGAGCGTAGCTTCGATTGCGTGTAGGGAATTTCGGAAATCTTCTGTTGAGTCCTGTAGAGCATCCAGAGTCTTCTCGTGATGGTCTAACCGGAACTCGGCTTTTGTAAGTCGATTTTCAATTTCTTGCATCACGGTTGCCTTTGATGTTCTTCTAATAACTTCACCCTAACCTGAAGGTCATGGATGTACTCGATGATGCCCTCACGAAGCTGTTGACGAGCTAAAGCATTCTCAGGGGAAGGTATGATTTGCCCATTGGGATCAATGAGCATCATCATGTTTCCCTTCACCCCTTGAATTTCTTTATCTAAATCATTGACGCTAGAGATGACCCACCACATCGCCGCAAGGACGAGGGGAATCATACTTGTGAGGACTTTGTTAAAGTCCACGTCTTTCATCAGTATATTACCTTATCGGTATAACTGTTGTGAGCGAAAGGACCGGGAGAACCGTTGTACATAGTAATCCACGAACTATTATTAGTGCTTGCTTGGACAACTACGTTGCTAATGTATCGACCAGAGTCATCTGAACCGCCTGAGCGTATCTTACCTACACCAGTTGAGCCAAAGGCATAACCCGGAGAGCCAAAGTCAAAGTAAATATATGAGCCAGAAGCAAAGTTCCAATGCTCACTGCTATTTGCTTGACCGTTGTAAACAGCATTAGATGGTCCATTCATAGATTGTGCGCCAGTGTAGCCATTACCACCACCTAACCAAGTACCATTAGCGTGGACCAAACTAACCTCTGTGGTCTGAATCTGACCACCACCACGATTAATTTGAATACGCCAGTAACGGTATTTTGGAGGTGAAACACTAATACTAAATGTTCTGTCAGCACTATCTCCATTAGCTGTAGCTCTAACTGTAAATGAGTAAGAGCCTGTCGCAGATGGACTGCCACTGAGTGTACCGCTTGAATTAACTGACATACCGGAAGGTACTGAACCTGAAACTACAGAGTACGAAACAGAACCTACATTAGAAGAAGCAGATAGGTTTGTAGAGTAAGAACTTGATTGTGTAGCTCCCGATAGAGAAGTACCCGTATTCCAAGTAATTACAGTTTGTAGAGTACCTAAACTAAAAGCTCTATCTGCTGTGTTACCCTGTCCGTCCGAAGCTCTAATTGTAAAGTTATTAGTAACATTACCTGAAACTGCGGGGGCTGTACCAGTGATAGCACCTGTAGAACTATTTAAAGATACACCACTTGGTAATCCACCTGAGACAATAGAGTAAGATACTGTATCACCATCTGGGTCTGAAGCAGATACAGATTTACTTACAGATTGTCGCTCATATACAGAACCTAAAGAACCTGCTGTTGTAGACCAAACAGGCTTACCATTAACTTGAATAGCCCCATCTAAACTTGCTGAAAGTCCTGAGCCGTTAGTCACCTTTACACTTAAAGGTTGTGCGGCTGAGTCTGGAATAATATCAGCACCACTATATACAATAGTTATCTGAGAGCTTGAATTTCTTGTTGATGATGTTGGAGATAACACAACACTATTACCGTCAACAAGAACAGCAGATGCAGTAGCATCAAAACGCTGTCCTGTAATAACAATAGTTTGTGTTCCTGACTCTGCTATGTTTGTATTATCAACAGAAGTTACGCTTGGAGGTGCGCTTATTCCTACCCAACCATCAGTAGTGTATTGCTCTAAGAAGTTTAACTGTGTGTTAAAACGAACAAAACCTGTGTTTGGGTTGCTAGGACGCTGTGCTGTTGTACCCGCAGGAACGTCAAAAGCACCTGTAGCTGTATTAGATTGCTCCGACACATCAGTCGGTGTAACACTAATATTATTCAGTTGAGTTTGTAAGGTTAGAAGTTGAGTGTTTACAGTAGTGTTAATGACGGACTCAGTATTATCCAAGTCCGTCTCAACATCTACCACGTCCTCGTGTTCTACCTCTTGAGTAGTCGCATTTAAGCGAAGCCTTGCGAACCAATCGGCAGCAAGACGTGAACGTGATTTGCTCATACGTTGTTACTCCTTGAATGTAACAAAGGAGGCATTACGCCCCCTCCGTTGTAGGTTTAGGGTGTGCATCTTTAACAGCTTGAATCTGCGCTGCCATTTCTTCTGGGAACACCCCTGCATGGAATAACGCATCTAGTTGGTCACCGATGGATGGGTAGGCATCTGCACGGTCACGTTGATATTGCTTGTTGTTGAAAGAGGCTATCTGAGCGTCATACTCAGTATTTACTTGAGCAAGCTCCTCTGCTGTCAAATTACGTTCAACACCATTTTCAATAATCTTTAAATCGGTTTCTGTTTCAGAAGCTCCAAGATTAAAAAGCTCTGTTACAATTACTGCTTTAGAAATCATTACGCCACCTCATACACAGTTATTGTTGATACTGCGGATATGTTATATGTTGTGTTTGGGTCACCTGAGTGATAACCACCTCTATTAAATATAAAATAGCCACTACTGGCGTATTTACTTTGGACTCTTACGTCAAATGTGTAACTTCCGGCAGAGCTAATATCTATTTCTACAACAAAAGCATGAGGACTGGTTTGGTAATTTACAATAGGTACACCCGCATGAACTATATTTCTTGAGCCGCCTGCGCTTGATGCGTTAACTATTGAACCATCCATAAACAAGGCAATACCACCGTAGTGCTGATTTGTGTATACGCTTGGTGTTACATGAACTAGCAATTTACCTGTGCCAATGGCTGTGTAAGTAAATGAGCTATCATTACAAATGTAGTAGCCACCAGTACTAACAAAAGATATTTGCTGATAAGTATCCCATTTATGGTGAGCTGTTTTTATAATAGCCGGTGAACCCCAGTCAGCAGTAGTACCATTAGTCTGCAAGAATTGACCGCTATGACCTGTTTGGTCAGGCAGAATGCCAGTTAACTGTGAACCATCACCTGTATATGATGTAGCTGCTACTGTGCCTGTTACGTCAATGCCTGTAGAGGTTGTGGCGAGTTTTTGGCTGCCATCGTAATTAAATACAAGAGAGCCACCATTATTTCCATAAAGATACGACTTGCTACCATCTGCGTTAGATATTCGCAAATCATTACACCAGAGTTGTAAATGACCCGTACCGGCATCTTTAATATAACTATTGCTACCATCATGGTAAATCTGTAGGTCACTACCTGCACCGAAGATGGCTTTGTTGTTGTCGCCGAAGGACAAGTCGCCTGTCATCGAGTCGCCAGACTTAGAGACTTTGGTTGTTAGATCAACGGTAGCCCAGTCAGCGTTAGTGCCATCAGTAGTTAAGAACTGTCCTGAGTGACCAGATTGGCTAGGTAAAGTCTCTTCGTTGATGTCCATGTAACGAGCATCTGCTTCTGTCTTATCGTAGAACAGGTTGTTGATCTCAGCACTGCTATAGTGAGTGTTAAGAGCAAACGTACCGAAAGCTACGACATAAAGCTCATCACCTGCTGTTGCACCTGCATCAAGTATAATGGACGTACCACTTGCTGCAGTGTAATCAGAAGGGTCTAGGTGAACACCGTTCAAGTACAAGTCAATGTAACCTGCATCATACGCTAGAGTTTCACCGTTAGCATCCGCACCAGAGAATGTTGTCTGACCAGATGTAGCTGTGAACTTAAAGCGAGCAGAAGTACCATTGATAGATGAACCTGCGTTAGCCCATGAAGAACCATCATAAACTTTCAACAAGTTAGCTGTTGTATCGAACCACAAGTCACCAGTAGTAGGACTAGCCGGGTTTGTTGCCGATACAAAGTACGTGTCGAAGAAGTCTTGAACATTCGAAATGTTGGTAGCAACAGTATTAATAGGAGTAGTATTAGCAGCTACGGTATTAATGTTTGTTGCGTTACCTGCTACACTTGTGATGTCTCCAATGTTAGTAGCTACAGTATCAATATCTGCATCACGAGAAGCTACGGTGTTAACATCTGTCATGTTTGCAGCAACGGTATCAATATCAGCTTCGTTAGCAACGACAGCATTGATATTAGTCTCGTTGGCTACAGCATCATTGATGTTAGCTTGGTTAGCTACAGCAGCGTTGATATTAGTAGAATTGGAAACAGCAGCATTAATGTTAGACTGATTAGAAACAGCAGCATTGATATTAGTTGAATTAGCAACAGCGGCATTGATGTTAGCCTCATTTGCGTCCACATCTAATACGTTTTGAATGTTGGTACCTACAGCATCGACATTAGCGATAGAGGCTGCAACGACTTCAATTTCAGAAGTGGCTTCGTTAAGGTCATTGGCTACAGTAATAACTTTCTGAACTTCAGTAGCTACTTCCTGAATGTCTGCCATGTTGGTTGATGCAGCTTGTACAGCAGCTATGTTAGTAGCCACTGTGGTAACATTAGCATCGTTATTTGCTACAGTTGTTACGTTAGCGTTGTTAGCTGCTACAGTGTTGATGTTAGCTTCGTTACCTGCAACAGCAGAGATGTCAGCTTCATTCGCCACAGCAGCGTTAATGTTGCTTTCATTATTCACAGCAGCATTGATGTTGCTTTGGTTTGATACCGCAGCGTTAATGTTAGTCTCATTGTTAGAGACATTCTGCACGTGAGTAATGTTAGTAGCTACCGAGTTAACATCTGCCATGTTAGTACCGACAGTGTTCACGTTAACAATATCAGTTGCTACAGTTTCGATTTCTGAGACTGGTTCGTTCAGGTCAGAAGCTACAGTATCTACTGCAGCAATAGAGTTGAACACTCGGTCTACATTATCAATTGAAGTGTGTACTCGATCAACATTACCAATAGAGGTATGTACACGATCAAGTTTAGAGATCGAAGTGTGTAGTCGATCTAGTTGTGAGATGGACTGATACAAACGATCTAAGTAAGCGATAGAAGTTTCTAGTCGGTCAATCTGACTGATAGAGTCTTCTACACGGTTAACATCTGCAATGCTGTTAGCTACGATGTTGACATTATTAATGTCGTTAGCAGTAGTAACTACGTTAGCGATGCTACCTGCGACAGTGTTAACATCTGTCATGTTATCAGCTACATCGTTTACGTCTGCAATGTTATCAGCCGTGGTGTGTAATTTGTTTACATCAATGGCATTGAGCTGTGCCTTGTCAGCAGGTGACAGCCAATCAGTTTCTACCCAGTTCTTAGTTGCTACATCTTGTGCATCTACTGGGTCAGCTACATCAGAGATTCTACGGTTAAGACCGTTGTATGTCGCAGAGAAGTTACCTGCAGGAGTGATAGACACACCTGACTCGGCAACCTCCTGTGACTCCTGAGAAGCGTAGAACACCTGAATGTTCGAGGTATCCAAGTCTTCTTCTGTCAGGATAGAACCTGATGCAAAGTCTACTGAACGACTAGTTAAGTCAGTCTTACGGACAACTTTGACCAATGCCCCTTGAGGGGGTGGAGTGGAGGTTTGAATAACACTGGGGCTATTAAACACTCTTCCAGTATCTTCTACACCATCAACATATACTTTTATATTAGCCGCATCGATGTAATCGAATGGGACTGCGTAAGTACTTGTTAGTCCATCCCCGGTGTATTCAATGAATGTTAAAGCCATTAGTTACCTTCCGGGTTGAGATTAAAAAGTTGCTGTTGTTGTGCTTGCAATGATTGTGCTTTGTTCATTGCTTGGTTCTCTTGATGCTTTTGACGAGCACGAAGTACTGCAGGGTTAGCTGCTGATAGTTCTTCTAGTGCCATCTTCTTAGCATCTGAGATGATTTGAGTTAGGATTTCGTTACGAGTACCCCCGTAAGCCATTGCACGTTTCTTACCGTAAGGAGTCTCGATCATCTTAAAGTCTGTTAACTCATCCTGATACTCAGGCATCTTGATTACAGAGCCTAAGAACTCACGTAGAGTCAGACCATCAAACATCTTGCTGTTAGCTAGGATGTAGTTGTAATGATCGTATGCTGTACGGTTATCCTTGTAGATAGCTTTACCAGTCTCATCTTTAGCGAAGTGTGCATCGTTCAAGTCGATAGCACCATTAGCTACGATAGGTGATTGCTTAACTGCAGAAACTTTCTGGTTAACAATCTCTACTGCTACTGGGTCAGTCTTCTTCTTACCTGTCATAATAGGAGATACAAGATGTGCTGTTTCCTGTGACATGAAGCCAAGGTCTGCATACTTAGGACGCTCAACTACTTCCCCGAGTACATTGTAGCGAGGAGGAACTTGATCAGAGAAACCCGGTAGAGTTGCTTTGATAGCGTCTAAGTGAGAACGAAGCTCACGTTGGTAAGGGTCATCAAGTGCTGTAAAGCTACGCATTGCACCAGAGAATGGTACAAGCTGACCTGTACGACCACGTAGGAATTTATCTAAGCCACCTTCTGATTGCAGTGCAAACATAAGCTGACGTACTGAGGTAGCATAGGTGTCGTTAGCTAACATGTTGGTCATAGCCAAACCAAGCTCCAAGCCTAGGCTGTCTGCTTGCTCTGTCTTACCTTCACGGTATAGCTCTTGGATTACACCGATACCTTCAAAGATACTTGAGAACGGGTCAAAGCGGCTGATCTGGTACTGAGTACCGTCAGGCATAACAATTGAACCTGCAATGTGACCACCAAGTTCCTGCATGTTCTGTCTACGTGCAAAGTTACTAGACAAGTTACCAGTGAACTGGATGTCATTCTCTGCCCAGTTAGACATAACACCATAGGTTACTGAGGTGCCGATAGCTAAACGGGTAAGTGCTAGTGATGTACGCTCACCACCTGCAGTCAGGTCTTTCCACCAACGACCAGATAGAGGTGCTAGTGGGCTACGCTGAATTGCAGCACTAATGATGTTCAATGGAGTACGAACGAATGGGAATAGCTGACGAGCTAGTGGTACACTTGCAACCATGTTCTGGAATGAAGCACCACCCTTTTCCAAACCTTGGGTAAAGGTAGCTTCACGAGCGTACTGTAGACCTTCTGCTCGGTACTGTTCCATACCTAAGCGGCTGCTCAAGCCATTAGCTGATAGTTGAGATTGCTCGTTGTATGCACGAGTCAATGCAGTGTCAGCGTGTGCTTTAGCAAAGTCTTTAGCTTGCTGCCCTTTCAAACCTTGGGCTGTAGCTACTTCAAAACCGTCTGAGTAAGCACGACCTGTAATGTAAGAACGGAAGTTCAATTGCTTCCAGAACTCATCTTCCGCACCTAATGCACGGGTAGATGTAGCTCGCATTGCAGTACCTAGGAGGTCAGCTAGAGTGATCTTATCACCGTTGCCATCTACCATACGGGCTAACCCTTTGAGGGTGTCCATACTAAATTCAAGGTCACGACCAATTGCAGGTGTGTCCTCTACTGTGTTCTTGTTATCAAGTACGTTCTTACCAGTCTTGTAAGTCTGGAGAGCCATACGACCACTCTCGACTACTTGGTGACGCATAGAGCCATACTGTGCCATTACTGCACGAGCATCTTTAGCTCCACCTTTACCATCAAATAAGGTACGTACACCTGCTGCCAGCAAACGCTCGGCAGGTAGGTAGATAGTCTGCATACCACCTGATACGGTGTTGATGATGTGGGTCTTACCACTAGACAAGATACTAGTAATGAACAGTTCGTCTAACATACGTAACGTCTTACCGGTGCCACGCTTCATAGCATTCAATGCTCGCATAGCGAAGTTGTTACGGATTTGTTGGTTACCTGCCCGCATTAACAATTCATCGAACTTCTTCTCTACTGCCTCAGCAGGAACATCGAAGTTCTGGAACATCTTGTTAATCTGTACAGCACGACCACCTGTAGTAGAAGCACCACGGAAAGCCTGAATAGACTCTAAGTAGTCATTACGTTGCTGACGATAGATAGCCATCTCACCATCAAGACCGTTCTTAGCTTGCATCTTAGCAAGTGTCTTGTCTTTAGCTGAGAGACTAGTGTCCTTATCAATCTGCTTGTATAGCTTCTCTAGGTTACCTTGAGCACTGTTCTTAGCCTGTAATGCCATTGCATAGTTACGGCTAGTGCGTTGTAGCAACCGACCAGTTGCAGTCATGTATACGTCAAAGTCTTTAACATTTACGGTAGACTTAAGAGCACCCATGAGGTCAGAAACACTACCTGAGTCACCGAAGTGTTCTGCAAGTACGTCATCCGCTTCACGGATTAACTGCTCATTGGATTTCTTAACACCATAACCGTACTGATCTTGACCGTACTTAAGAATAGTATCATCAGTATTCTCGATAGCCTCTTCACGAGCTGCTGCTTTCTCTACCTCTACTTCCTTACCTGTCATGTCATTATTGGCACGAGCTTCATCGGCTTGGTTGTAGCGAGTACGTAGCTTAGCTTCGTTCTGTACTGCTGCCTCGATCTTGTCATCTAGTTCGTTAAGAGAAATACCTACATCAGAGTTCTCGTCCATGAACTTAGTCAATGTATCAATATCTACTTCTTCTGGTTCTGCGCCTTTCATAGCGTTCTTGGTAGAGCGAACCATAGCAATGATAGGAAGTGATACAGCTTCCAATCCTAAATCAATCAAAGCCATCTTAAAGCGAGCTTCTGCTTCGCTATCATCTTTATCAACAGCTAAGTATTCTGTTACTGGGTTTTCCAGTTGTGGGTAGCGTTGTACAAAGTTAGCTAGGTTGTCCTCGTGTGGGTCAAATGCAATCTGACCACCCAAGAGCATGTCACTAGTGTAACCTGCTAGCTTCCCACTTTTAGTGGTAGCGTCCCCTAACAAGGCTGTGCGAGCTTTCTTAGCTGTCACGAATCCTGTAGCGAACTGAGAGATACCTTCAACAATGTCACCAGTTAAGGTTTCAGTGTTGAGTAGTTCTACGTCCTCTGTTGTTGTTTTGTTTTCTGCCCAAGAAACACGACCATTTTGGTCAATACGAAGGTAGCCGAGGTTTGCTACATTCTCATTGAACCAGTCACCCATGGCTGTCCAAGCACCATTTGTTGCTTTATCAATCTGTCTGTCGATATTAGCAACACCACGAACTACACCAGAAGCGACACCCTCGGGTATCTCTGCAAGGTGATGTTCGATTGAATGACTTTCTTCTTTCGCAGGAGCTTGTACTACCTGCGTAGTCTCATTGGTCTGAGCCGTAAAGTATTCATCAATACGGCGACCAATTTCTTCTTGGGACGGATTATCTGAAGTGTCGATCTCAACTCGTTGACCTTCGACCATAAATTCAGCCATCTAATTCTCCGTCAATTAAGGGGATAAAGGAATTGTACTTAAGTTATCTTCATCAGTAGCACCGTCATCGATGGTTACGTCTGCTTGATTGATAGCATTCAGATACTCTTTGATCTGCTCAGCCATCTCTTCTTCATCGTAATCACCTTGTAAGAAGGCGGTGTCTGTTGGTTTTAATTTAAGACCAGTCATTTCTCGTAAGAAGTTAACTAAGTCTTCACCTGTAATTTCTACGTTAGACCCGGCAGGGAAAGGATAACCTTTCATCAGCTCTGGATGTTCACGATAATCTATCTGTGGTTGAGGCTCTGGTTTTACCTCAGGCTCTACTGGTTCTACGAGAACAAATTCACGTCCAGAAGGAGTAACATTAGTATTATCAGGAACCATAGGGTTCTCTGGTGCAGTAGTTGTTTCAGTAGCTAGAGGATTCTCAGCACCATTATTCACTGGAGATGCTGCAGGAGCGTCTACGACTGGGACTGTAGGAGCATTCATAACTTCCATCATAGTTGAATGGAGCCAGTTACGCTTCTCAGCGAAGGTCATAGATTGCCAAACACTTGAACCAGTCTCAGGGTCTACTTCATCAAACTTATCGTAGTACATAACGATGAACTCGTTTAGACGATCTGCCTGTGCTGTACCTAAGTACTTGTCAGTCATCTTCTTGTACACGTTCTCATTGAACTGTTTGAATACAGAGTCCTTGGTTGCATCAGTACGTGCATCAGGTGACTCACTGCTTTCAGCCCAAGAATATAACTTCTCGTATACAGCCTTATCAGTGATGCGCTTATCACGTGCCATCTGATTGACTCGTGCTACTCGTTGAGATGGAGGGAGTGACTCTAACTCTTGACGCAAAGGTACAAGATCAGTGACGTACATAGTTTCATTAAGGGTAAGACCTTTATTCTTTTCAATGTCTTCCATCAATGTAGTACGCCAGTCAGGGTCATATACATCTAACTCTTTTAATAGCTCAGGGTTCTGCTCACGTATCTCTTTCTCGATTTGCTCGGCATCTAAGATACCAGAAGCAATGCGTTGGTTAACCTCATAGCCAAACTTATCTACAGTACGACTTTGGTTAATCTTAAAGATTTCTTCTTCCTGCTTCTGCTGTGTTAGCTCAGCTTTAGTAAACGCTAGCTTCGCCTCTGCGAGTTTAGTCTTAGCGTATGAAGTAGTGATCAATGCACCTGTGCCACCACGTAATTGTGAAGCTGCTTTAGATAAGCTTTCATAATCATTAGTAGCACTATAGTGTGCGATGAGGGCATCCAGAGCCATCTCACCTGTCTGTCTGAAACCCATACCTGCGGTTTCGTATAAGTCTTGACGGTTGGCTTCAATGTCCAAACCAAATGCTGTCAAACCTTCCTCAGTTGTTAAGTCATAACGTGAGGCTGAATTCATCACAGAGGTAGTAAAACGTGTCTCTGTCTCTGCAATGAAGTTCTTGGTTGATGTCTGTTTGTGGGTATTGAAACCAGAATTGAAGACTGAATCCGACACAGTTAAGAAGGAAGTACTTGCACCTTCTTTAGCTAACACCTCAGCATTCATCTCAGAGAACTCTGCGTGTTTGCTTAGGTACCAGTTACGGTACTGACTAGGGTCAGTCTGTGTACGGATTGGGTCGGTTAGGTATTCGTTAGCTAGCCATGAGCTGAACTCGAAACCTAGTTGTTCACCATGTAGCTCATTAAGTTTATAGTGTGCTACTGGACTTGCGTCTGGGGAGATTAGACCTTTCTTAACAGCCTCGTTAGTATCATAGATACCTTTAGATGCTGCTCGTGCCGCTTCATCACGGCTTTCATCTTCCCACTTCTTTCTCTTTTCGTTCTCCCATCCCTGTAGTTTACGATTAAGTTCTGGGACTAATCGCTCTACAGTTTTGGAGAGCTTCATTAAACTTGTTTCCTGATCTGCTGCAGGAGTTACATAAGTATTTACTGGACGAACAAAGACATCGTTTTGTGTCTTAGGTCGCAACCTTTCTACTTGAACACGTTTAGCCATTGTTCACCTTTGTTACTTGGGTTTAAATATTGAGTTATCTATAACTGGAGCAGGTGTGCCGCCGCCTAATGGGGGAGGTGTATAGAATATACCTGACTTACCTGCTTCTGCAGCCGACACCTCGTGTCCTGCTACAGCCATACCAACATCCATTACGAGACCCATTACGCTAGGCTTCTCGACTGGTTGGTATTTATTAATCATTGATTGTGCTTCTGACTCGATACCAGAACGATCAAGAGCACCTTGGGTACCTATACGATCTATATCAGAGTTAAGCGTTGAATTAGTTACTAGTCGGTCACGCTCATACTTAGTCATGATGGCGTTGACCACACGCCCTGTAATACCTGCTTCACCTGCAGACAGGCTAGCCTTACTCATTAACTCCATAGCATCGACATCGCTATCGATCTTCTCTTGGAGCTTAGCTTCTTTCTCTTGAGATTCTTTTAGTATCTGCCCACGTATCTTTTCATCACGTGCGTTAGCAATCTGCAGTCGGGCAGTAGCATTACGAGCATTTGTGGCATCAGCCTGTTGAGACTCAGCAGCATAACCTACGACAGCAGAACCAATCTGCAATGCCAACATTGCGGTAGTGGGTTCCATGCACATTAGCTTATCCTCACAAATTCATAAAATGGTTTCTTACCGTATCCAAACTCTTCGATGCGCCTGATGAAATTAAATCCTAGGTATCTCAGCCATCGAATAGCGATGCGGTTGTTAACATCCACATAGTTGTAGAGGATGGGATATTTCTCATTCATATCCTTCACCCAGTCTAAACTTTGTGGAATAAATTCTTTCCGTACTTCTGGCAGTCTGTCTGAACACAGCATCCATGGGAAAGCATGTAGGGTTGTCTTTGGGTTCACCCCGAACATTCCTACGACTTCACCGTCAGGGGCTATAATTGTGTTACATTCAGCAGCATTGATGAAAGAGATGAGCAGAGCCTCTAGTGGTTTTACACCAGAGGTTGCCCATACTTCTTCCACGTCTGCTTCCCTCATACGAGGAGCCAAATCATACACATCATCCATAATAGAAGGACGATAGTATGGTATCATATACGTCTTGACCTCATTACAAAGAAGCCTTCCCACTCTGCACTTTGGAAGTTGCAAGGGAAATGAGAAGACGACAGTATTTCAATATCAACCTCACTGGATTGAGACAGTACAGGGAAACGGAACTCCCCACTCTCAATAGCAGCTTGGTTTAGTAAGTTAGCACTGGAGCCGAGTACTCGACCATTGAAGCGGTTAGTCACGGTGTTACGACCATTAGATGTTACCTGTGCTTCAAAGTAACCAGTATCATTATAGACTACTGACATGCCTCGTAATTGAAGCCTACCACCAGTCATTGGTTCATTGTTCTGACCCTTCATTACCTGTTCAGAGAACCTGTACTTAAAGGTGTACGGTGTACCTACAAATACGGTACCACCACCTGCTACGTAAGCTTGCGCCACAGTAGAAGTTACTACCTCACCGGAGTCTTTTACATATACTGTACCTGCTCCGTTCTGTACTGCAGGGAGAGATACAAGTGGATTACTAGAGTCCCAAATCTGTCTGCGATCTAAATGAATGCCATTGCCTAACTGTGTTAGAGCTTTGGCTTTGTCAGCAGAAAGACTGATACGTTCTAGTGTAACAATCTTAGAACCATCTGAGTTAGTATATTCAATCAACAGGTCGATGTCAGACTTGTTAAAGCTTAAGTTAAGTATCTTACCTTCGAATGTCCAACGTGACCATGAAGACTGTAGCTTGTCAGTACCTTGCCAGTAGTAGCTGTATGCGTAGATAGAGTTAGGGTCATCATCAGTGACAACCAACAACATATCTTCGTTGGTAGATGCTTCCATCTTCTTGATAGTACCCGGCAAGTAAGTAGGAACGTGTGCTGTAATGTCAGCAGCGTCATCTACTTCTGCGGCGATGTCTACGAAGTACTCACGTACACCTGCCCATTCACCACGCTTGATACCAAAGAATACGTAACGACCTGCACCTACTGGTTTAGCTTTAAGGCTAGCCTCGAACTGAGTTGTAACGTCAATCGCTACGGTCTCAGGAGTCAGTAGGTCTTCTGCTGTCAGACGGAACTGTGTCAGGTCTGAGAAGAGCAGTAAGGACTCGTTGAATGGTACAGCATGCTTAAGGATAGATACCTTGTTGTTAGATACAGCAACGTCAATTGGGTCACTGTCTAGTAATGTGAGTGTGGTACGCTTATAGTAGTTGAACTCCTCAAACTCACCTGCTTCTGATAAGATTATATTCTCATCTGCCAAGAAACCTAAACGGTTACGGTGGAAGAAGATGTCATTGATAGGTAAGTCAATAAAGCTAGGAGCAGGGTTGGTATCATCATCACCAACCTTACGTTGTTTATAAGTAGCTTGTTGGAATGTAAAAGTACCGTTAGCCTCACTTACTAACTGGTGCGGCATAGTACTAGCATCGAGACCTGTACTAATCGCAGGAGCAAGAGTTTCTTTCCACACCTGACCACCTGTACCATCTTTCTGTAGACGTACATAGTAGTCATCCTGACCCTTGTTGTTGTCACCTGCAATCTTGATTACGAAACCATCTGCACCATTAGGTGGTAGTTTCTTAAAGTCTGGAGCTGTGTCCTTGAATGCAAAGATGTGGGTATCACCACGAGAGTCCTGAGTCTCGATAGAGAAGTCATTACCATCTGTGGCTTGGATGTGGATTACGTTACCAAATTGAGTGTAAGAAATACCCGGTATGTTAATAGTACCTGTACTACCACCATAGTATGTAGCGTCAGGTGCAGTAGTGAACATCAGATTAGACGCTAGGCGATCTGTTTGGATACTTAATTCAGCATCATGTGTTAGTGCTGTGGTATCCTGAGTAGAAGCTTTTGTAGTAATCTGACGGGTATATAATGTACCACCCTTGGTAATCTTGAGTGTATATGTAGTAGAGTAGTCACCTTGCTTTACATACACCAAAGCCTCTTTGTTACGAGAAGGTGATAAGCTAGTGGACTCTGCGGTTACTTTCTTCTTGTTAAGTAAGAAGGTGTAGTCAGCGATTGTGGTAGCTGCTAACTCAGTAGCAGGGTTTGTAAGACCACCTAGGTATGTAGTTGTACCATTTACTGTACGTTGTACACCATACTGATCATACACATAGATGTTATTTGTGGTGATGATAAGTGTATAAAACTCATCCTCATCACGTCTAATTGTATGAATGAAAGCGTTCTCTGCACCTGAGATGCTGCCTAAGTTGGCAACAAAGTCAGAGCTAGGACGCTTAGACAAACCGTTTACAACGGACGACAAACCGTTCTCTTGTGCCTCTGCCTGAGTTTTCAAGCGAAGCGAGGGAGGCTGCTGCGACACCCCGTTGATGAGGTTTGGGATAGACGCACTAATCAAAGCCATTATGTTACCCTCTTAGTTCCTATACGGTCTATAACCCGATAAACATCGTAGGACTCAAAGATGCTGAAATCTTCGGTCTCTGTTTCAAATTCTTTTAGTTCGTACAAAGCTTGTGCTTCGTCACGCTCATTGAAACCGTGGAGTGTATCTGAACCTACAACACGGTCTTGGAAAATTCTTGCTGCACGTACAATGATGAAACGCTTAGCGACTTCCGGTAACTCATCGAATGGAAGTTCTACAATTACGTCACACTTTACAGCTTCATTAATGAGATAAGTATGCTTAGCCTTATCGTACATTTTGGTGCCACGCTGTACCAAGTCCATTGAATCAGGAGTTAAGGTAGCGTCTGCACGTAGTACTGCATTAGGGAGAACGATCTCACCTTGAGCAGTAGGAGTGATTGTGAAGTTATATTCACGGTTGAAGTTCCATCCACTTGATTGAACCTCACGACTAACACTGTTTAGTATAGTCTCTGCCATCTCTGCATCAACCAAGCCTGATGTTAGGCTGTTCACTGGACTTTCGCCAATGGTTGATAGCATGGTGTTGACAGCTTCTAGCTTAGTTGTTCCAGACATAACAAATCCTTAAGGAAAAAAAGGGAGTCCCCCGAAGGAGACCCCCATAATTAGTCAGCGATTAAGCAGACTTAAGAGCGATTGCACAGCCCGGACGCAGGATGTTGTGACCCATTGCGTACTTAGCAACCATCAAGGTACCCTGACGGTCGATTTGGTACTCAGACTCAACGCCCAAGTCGAGCAGCTTAACTGTTGCTGCTGCATCTTGAGTGAAGATCAAGCCACGGATAGCTGAGAAGTCAGCCTTATATGCACCTGCACGAGATACTGGGTCAGGAGTTGCACCAGTAGTAGACTCGTTAGTAGATGGGATGTGGTTAGACATCATGATGCGAACACCACCAACCTGTGGAACTACGCCACCTGCTACTGAACCTGCACCACCGATGTCTTTGTTCAACCAAGTAGCTGAAGTAACGTCAGTAGCGTTCAACAATGCGTAGTACTGAGCAGGAGGAAGAACACACACTTTCTCACCAGTGATGTCTTTCTTATCGAACTCTTCCAAAGCATCGTAGATTGCAGCAACAATCTTAGCACCGTTAGCTGCGTCTGCAGCAACAGAGCCGATGGTTACGTTGTTGGTGTATACTTCGTCAGCGAAAGCAGAACCGAATGCAGTAGCAGCTTTAGCAGAAGTATCGATCAATGCAGCCTTAGCAATGATGCGAGAGATGTTCTTATCTGCAGTGTTAGAAAGAGCGAAACCTGCTTCCTTAGAGTAGATAGAACGAACATCGTAGTGGTTCATTGCTTCGTCAATGTTTGAGATGAACTGAGAGCTGATCAACAAGTCATCAACAGTTACGGTGCGCTCACCGTGGTTGATCTTGTCAGCTTCAATCAATTTACCCGGAGTGTGGTACTCAGCCTGTGCAGTACCAGTCAATGGGAACTGTGCTGATTTACCGTTAGAGATAGTACGGGTGCGGTGTAATTCCATGAATACGTTCTTCTCTTCGAACGCAGTCAATACCTCACCTGCATAAAGTTTGAGGAATAGTGAACGAGCGTCACCAGTTCCGTTTACCTGTCCCAAACGTGAGACAGTTTGATCTGTAGGGAATGCCATTTTAAATTACCTTTTAGTAAAGAATAGTTGAGTTTGTTAGTTCTACTCAGCTTATCCCATACTTCCTTTTCGCTTAGATTGTCCTCCGCAGAGGGTCAAAGGTAATCATTCAGTTTGGTATATTGCTTCGTATAAAAAAGAGGGAGCCGAAGCCCCCTCAAAATATGGAGACAAAAACTTAGAACACGCTTGACCGTGCCAGTTTATCTGAGACAGCCTTGCGGTAAGCGGGGTCTTTCTGATAACGAGGGTCACTCATTGCTGCTGTTAATTCTGCAGTGCTTTGGAAAGTCCCACCTGTGTTGGTGGACGCATTGCCCTGAACCAGATTTGGTTCTGTGCCAACCTCAGTGCGATACCTTGCTGCTAAACCGTTAACTGCAAACTGTACTTGGTTAATGTCACCTGAATCGATTGCGGTATTAAACGCAGTGATTTCATGATCTGGTAGATTGTCTGATGCCCATGTGACCATATCAACATAGGACTGCTCACCACCTACCATAGTGTAGACTTGATTCTGATAACCAGAAGCCAATGCTTCTTGTCCTTGAATCCAAGAGTCTACCAAAGATTTAGAGAAACCTGCCTGTTCTAGCTTTTGATAAGCATCAGCAGACAAGCCTCCCTGCTCATTGTATTCAGACTGGAACTCATCAAAGTTAAGTCCTGCCTTATCGAGGACTTCTACTACCTCAGTTGCACTCTCATTAGTTTGTTGTGGTGCTTCCTCAGTAGTAGTCGTTTCCTCTTTTGGTTGTCCGAGTTTCTTCTCTAGTTCGCCATAGGCTTGTGCCATCTGTTCTACACTAGAGAATTTCTCTGGTAACCAGTCAGGTCGTTCTTGACCTGCTTGTTCTAGTTTCTCAGCCTTAGCCAACATTTCCTGTTCATGTTGTTCTTGAGCGTTTTGCTGCTCAGGGGAAGGTTGAGAAGAATGTGTGTTCAAAGTTTCTGCCATTAATTATTACTCTTGTGGTTGAGCCATTTGACCTTGAGTATATTGAGCAACAGCCTTAGCCGCCTCAGGTGTAGCTTTAGTAGCCATGTCTCCCATCACCTGTTGCGCCATCATCATCTGTTGTTGCTCTTGCATCTGCTGTTGTTCTTGAGCTTTCTGCTCAGCAGATTTGATCAAACCGCTAGTATCAATACCTAGTGATGCACCTAAACGATCAATGTAATCATCGATGTTCATCTCTTGTGCGATCACCTCCGCACCCAGTGGTTGCAAGTACTGCAAGAACTGAGAAAGTTTGTTAAGGTCTTGACCTCGACCTAACGCCTCCATGCCTGTAACGATGGTAGGCTTAACCGTATCCTTAGGTAGCTTAGGCATTTTGCCTGTAGCTTCTAATCGACCTAGGATAAGATTGACTAGTGGCATCTGGAATTCTTGAGATAGGATTGAGTAAACACCACCGAGAGTGGTCTCAAGTTCCTGAGCCATGAAGCGAACTTCTTCTGCTGTGACACGCTCAGCATTGCGCTGAACTGCAGAGTTAAGCATAAATGCAAACGATAAACGATCAGTGATCATCTGTGAGGTTTGCAGTGCGACTTGGAAGTCAGCAGCCTTTTGGACTTGCAGGGTTGATACATCATTTGCATCACCTGCTACGATAGCACCATTAGGGGATTGAGCTAAGTTCTTAGCCTTGGTGGTGCCGTTAGGACGCACAAGGAATAATACCTTGGCAGCGGCAGCACTACCTTCAACGATTGCTTGGGTTAGTGCTTCCAGAGATTTTAGGTCACCGATGTATTCTTCTACAAAGCCACGTCCATAGTCTTCACCATCGATACGTGAGAAACGTAGTGGGATGAATGGACACTTGTCTTTGGGATAGGTACCTTCGGAACCCGGAATAGTGATACCTTTAACTTCTTGGTAGACGTGCCATGAACCTTTCTCTGTTCGCTTGACACAAGTATACAAGTCAAAGTCTTTAGTGTTTCTATCTTCTGGGTCATCCAGTATTTCACGCACCTCTGCGGGCAGCATGAGTGGAGACACAGATTCTTTAGTGATTAGTTCTAGTACATTACCCATCGCATCACGCTTAACTACGTAGCGATCTAGGCGATATACTTTCATGCCTTCTTTCTTAGGCAGATATACGAGTGCGTTACCTGCAACGATTAACTGCTTGAGTGCTTCAAACACAGGTACACGTACAGCAGAGCCTTCGATCTCTTGCAGACCTGCTCGCTCAATACGTGATAATGCTTCCTCTACTTTACCACGAGCATCACCTGCCACTTGTTGTAAATCATAATCGTCAATAACCAGACGATAGAAAGGGCTGTTAGGGGGCATCAGTGTGAGTAGAAGCTTAGACGCTAAGTTGTTTACACCTCGGGAACCTACAGATTGGTAGGGGGTGTCGAATTGGCTAGTACCATTATGTCCCTCTGGCGGTACCAGTGATGGGATTGTTAATGTAGCTGCGTCTCTTGCACGTTGCAGGAAGGCATCTCGGTCAGCCTCAAGCTGTGCGTAGCGACCTGCTACGGTTGCAGTGCCTTCGTTCATTTATTTAACCTTGTGGAATATTTAAACCTGAACCATCTGTCGGTACGTTAGCACCGTTCTTGGTTGGGATACGCATTCTACGCTTGCCCATCTTGAGCTTGCGAGCATACGCCATATCTGATTCTGTTACACCTACTTGCCTCTGCTGATCAGCCGTACCTGCCTGTGCTGTAGAAGCTGTTGATCTTGTTGGCTCTGGTGCAGGAGCCGGACTGCCGCCGCCACACATTATACTAGTCCTGATGGGTTAGTTGATGATGGGCTTGCGCCGGGAATGTTTACTGCTGAACCTTGGTTACGTGCGATACGTAAGTCACGCTTGCCTTTCTTCTTCTTGTTGCCTGTCTCACTAGCAGTCTCATTCTCATAAGTATCAGCAGCAAAGTCTGGTGTAGCAGAAGTAACAGGAGCAGCTTGGGCAGGTGCAGGTGCAGCTTTAGGAGTGCCACCAATACACATATTAATTCTCCTCTAGGGATTCCTCTAACAAGGTTTCAAGCTTCTGAATAACGCTTTGTTGTCCTTGGAGAAACCGCAATGTTTCTATATCTATTTGATTTTGTGGGAGTTTATCTGGATATAACTCTTTGAGTTCCTTTATTAATCCCTCTGTAATACTTAAGTTATTACTTAGTACTTTCATGAATCTTCCTTTAGTTGATTCGATAGGGGAACTTTAGAAAAAACAAAGCCCTACCTCCGAAGAGGTAAGGCGTTTGGTTTACCAACCCCAGTCTCCTTCGAGACCTTGAGCGTTGTAATCTGTTACTGTTCCTTCAAAAAAGTTCTTGAAGCTGTCTCCGTTGAGTACCCAGTCTAGCCACGGTAGTGGGTTTTCTTTGACTTTCCAGTTTCCTTTGAGTCCAAGCTGAATGAGCCTACGGTCGGCGATATATCGAATATACTGTTTAACTTCCTCTTTTGTAATACCTTCCACATTACCCATCTTGAACGCCAGATCGATAACCTTATCCTCAAGCGCAACAGCATCACGGAACATCTGGTAGATAGTTTTCTTAAACTCGTCTGTAACGATCTTAGGATGCTCATTACAAAACTCCCTGAATAGTTTAACCATACCTTCACAGTGCATGGTCTCGTCACGGATAGACCACTCAACAATCTCAGACATACCTTTCATCTTACCGAAGCGTTGGTAGTTGAGCAGCATCACGAAGGCAGAGAACAAACTCATACCCTCATTCAGTACAGAGCGAGCAATCGACAGAGCTAGTCCAGAATGACTATGGACATCAAGGTCACCCATGAAGTCTAGCTTGTCGCTCATCTCCTTGACCTCAGTGAATGCAGAGAACTCTGACTCTGGCAAACCTAAGGTATCGTTGAGTAGTGCATACGCACGTTGGTGAATGAACTCACGATTAGCAAAGCTAGTTAGCATAGCTCTGATCTCGTTGTTCTTAAATTTCTGTAGGTAGTACTCGATGTAGTTCGTACCTACTGCCACATCTGACTGAGTGAACAGTCGTAGGATTTGAGTGATGTGGTTTTTCTCTTCTGCATTTAGCTTGGTGTTCCATTGTGTAACGTCATCAGCAAGCTTAGCTTCCCACTCACCCCAGTGTATCTTCTCATGGCTTACTGCGTAGTCCACAGCCCATGGGTAATTAAAAGGTTTGTATACGATACTACTGTCTAACAAGCTCATTCACTTCCTCCACGATAATCTTCGCATTCTCAATGGCTGAGCGTTGAGTGTTATTCTTAGTCATGAGGATAGCTGCAACAATAGCTACCACGTCCTCATTAACTGTATCCTTTTTGGTAGCAGCAGTTTTCTTCGGGGTAACTTTCTTTTCAGTGGTCATTCAATAACTCCTTAATTACTTCACCGCATTGGATAGCGATGTCTCTATGTTCTTTCTGTGTGCCGTTGCCTGAGCGTAGCTCGATGTAGTGAATCCAAGATCGTAAGGTACCACCCATGTACATTCGACTTGGTGTGATACCCTCAGGCAGAACTGCACGTGCTTGCTCTTTTGCTATGCCATTCTGGATAGCCCACTCATAAGCATTCTGTGCTTGCTCCCAAACTCGTATCTGGTGCTGCTGCCAGAACGCCATCTTCTGAGGGTCTAAGCATTCAGTACTGTTCTGCCTGTTCTTGGTATCCTGCATACGTGCCTCACGATATACAGGTTTGCCATCAACCTTAGCGTAGCGTTGGCTAAATTCCTGAAAGGAGAAACTACGGTGACGTAGTATCTGACGGGCAATGTCTCGTGTAGTTTCAATCTCCATTACTACATGCACCATCTCAAATGGTGACCAGTGTTTGTTATCTTTAAGATACTCAAACAACTTATCAGCAGTCTCCTTGTTCATCTGGTTCTCTGGGTTAGAGACCCGAGCACAGTAGACCACCATATCTTTCAG